TCGAGCTCGATGTCGAGAGTGCGCGGGACCTCGACGTGGCTCGGGTCGATCCGGGCGAGAGGCGCGGCGTCGCCGTTGCCCTGCATCACGGCCCCGGCGGCGGCGCGGACGGCAGGAAGTTGCCGCCGTATTGCTCGCTCACGTCGACCCCGTCGAAGCGCACCTGAAACGTGGCCTCCGCGGAGCGCACCTCGAGCGCCGCGGTGTTCCACATGTTCGAGCCGCCGACGATCTTGCCGTTGGCGAGGTTCACGAGGATTTCAACGCATCGCATCTCGTTGAAGGCGCCGACGCTGATCGCGCCGCTGTCGCGGAGCGTCGCCTCGACGTAGCCCTGGGTCGGGACCTCGCTGAACCCGTGCACGCTGTCGAGGCCGACCAGCGTCTCGCGCTTCCAGTGCGCCGGCGACCAGGTCACGTCGGACACGACCATGTAGGACGTGCCGTCGATCGTGAGCGATGTAATGCCGGCGAGTCGTTCACAATTAGGCATGGCCCTAAATCCTCCTTACGACTTCCTGAATTGCAGCAGGATCGCGATCTGCCGCAGCTGGTTGACGAGATCGACCGGGGCGAGGATCTTGACCAGGCCATTCCCGGCGTTCTCGACAATCAAGTTCGAGGCAAAGATGGTGCTGTTCTGCACATAACCGGCGGCTTCGAGAACGCGATACTCGCTGACGACGCTGGCACCGATCATCGTCGTGTTGACGCAGTTCGAGCCCGGCTGAATGATCGTCGTATCGCTGACCAGCTTCTTGCGCGCGTAGCGGGTGAGCAGGTAAGTGGTCAGGTCTCGCGCCACGTACATCAGCCCATACATCGTTTCGACATCGAGGTAACTGTTGTCGGGCGCGCCGGCCGGGTTCTGCTGATAGGTCGTGCACATCCGCTCGATGATGACCTGGCCGGCCTGGTTCACGCGGAAGGTCGAGATCCCGTCGTAAAGCAGGGTGTTCCGTTCCGACAGGGTGAACCGCTGGTGCACGAGCGGCGGCTTCAAGGTGGTCGCGATGTATTGCAGCGGCAGCCCCGGATCGACGCGCAGGCTCGCGGCGCAGCAGCCGCCTACCTGAGCGGCCCAAATCCACGGCGGATCGGGGGCGCTCCAATAGCCCATGACCGACATGTGCTGGTCGTTTCGGCCGACCCCGAAATTGGTGATCTGGCCGAGGCTTCCCTGGAAAGCGGTGAAGCAACCGCCGTAGATCATCTGCTGCCACGACCAGCGTCCGGAGGAGTCGTTTAAGAATGCCGCCATGGCGTCGAGAGAAGCGGTGTCGGTCCATGGCATGACGATGAAGTCAAACGGGTGCGATGCGAGGTTGGCGAGCCCGGTGGTGATGTCCGGGGCTCCGGACCCATTTATCGGCGGTGTGATCGTCACGGTCAGACCCGCCGGCGTCTTCTCGCCGCCGCTGCGGCCGAGATAGTTCAGCCGAATGTCGATCTGGTTTCCGAGCTCGCCATTGAAATTCGCAGTGATGTTGACCTGGTGCAGGTGCGTGCTGTCGATGCTGGACTGGACGATCGCGAACGGGTCCTGGTGGATCGCCTGGTTCAGCCGGGTCGCGGTCTTTGTTGACGCGTCGCCGGCCTGCACCGCGGCCTGATAGAGCTGGCCGCAGATGTAGACGCAAAGGGTGCCGTCCTCGGTCGGGGTGCCCGTGATGTCGACCTCGCCGACCGCCGGCTGGGCCCCGGTGCCCTGCGGTATCTGCATGATCCACAGGTCCGAGAACGGGTCCATTGCGGTGTAAGCGGCGACCATGTTCGCGAGCATCGAATCGATGCCCGTGAGATCTTGGACCTGGGCTTGCGAGGCGACCCGGATCGGCACGTTGCTCGGGCCGTTGCCACCGTGTCCGTAGCCGAGAAGCAGGGTCGATTGTAGGACAGTCGCGGTGTTCGCCTGCGACGGGTCCATTTCGACATAAACGCCCGGTACACGGTTCGAGCTCGGGTAATAGGTGAAATTGATCCCGTCCGGCATGGCTCAGTCCTCCTTGTGCGGGCGCCGATGCGCGGGCGCGTGGTGCGCCGCCGGCGACGTGACCTCGCCGCCGACGCTGAGCGTCCCGCTCATGTCGATGACGTCCCCGCATTGCAGGCGGCGGAGATAGAAACCATTGATCGTCACGTCCTCGCCGGCGGGATCGAGGAGTTGCAGGGTGTCCGGGTCGCGCACCTGGCAGCCGAGCGCGGGCTGTAGCACGGTCATGTGAGTCGGTTCCTTCTTACGGGCGGCCAAGGCCTGGCGGCGGGCATCAAGAAAGGTCCGGGCGGCCACGGATTGTCCGGCGGCGCCTCGCCTTCGACGGTGTCGATCTCGGCGATGACCGAGGGCGGCGCGGCCGGGAAGTGGTCCGGGACCTTCCAGATGTCGAGCTCGATCCCGAGGAGCGGCACGGCGGTGTCAGGATGAAAGCCGTCATCGTCGGTCAAGATCGTGTTCAGCGCATATTCCCATTGGTAGAACAGGCGGGCGCGATCGAGATCGAGGAAGCGGCTGCCGGCGAGCCAGTAGCCCTGGCGGCCGACCGTCAGACATTCGACCGGTTCCCAATTCAGCAGCGCCGAATTGAGGGCGGCTTCCATCGCCTCGGTGTCCATCGCCGGGTCCTGGCCGCGGCGGTCCTCTTTCGCGGAGAATTCGACGATGATCCCGGTGGTGATGCGCAGTTGCTCATAGATCCCGGTCATCGATCCGGGTCCGTCCGCGTCCGAGCCGAGCGGCACCACGTACCCATAGGGCAGCACCCGCGGCGCGGTGTTGTAGCCCTGTAGCCCCAGGCGGAACTCGGCGGCGCCGGCGACGTGGTTGCCCAGCAGCGGGCAATAGGTGCGGAGCTGCGCGATCGTCGCCGCCATGATCCCGACGCCGGTGGTCGTGCTGTTAGCCATGCTTGGTCTCGCGCCAGGTCACGCCGCGATCGAGTGCTTCCTTCACCCGCTTTTCGAGGGTCGGCTCTTCCGCGGCCATGACGAGATCGAGCGACGGCCGCGGCAGCAAGACGCGCGCCTGGTAGCGACCTCGAGCGCGGTGGCGGCGTGCACGTGCACGGGCGCGGGCAGCAACGGCCGGCTGGCCGCCGTAGGGGTTGCCCCCGCTATGCGCCCCGGCCTCGAGAAAGAGGGCGTAGAAGGCCCGTTCTCGCACGGCGAACCCGGTCCCTTCGGGGTAGGGGTAGACGCGCAGCGAGCCCCGCAGCGTGCCCGTGACGCGCACCGGTGGCTGTCCGGGCGCCGACGCGTAATAGGGCTCGGCCCGGTAGGATCCCCGATAAGCGGACCCGCCGCCGCCGGCGTAGTAGCGCCCGCTGCCGGTGCTCTGCGAGATCAGCCGGCGCGTCTTCGCGGCGATGTCGGCACCGGCGCTGCGCATCAGCGTCTTGAGCTCGCGCTTTTCGAGCGCGACCTCCGCCCATGACGTGATCTGCATCCGGAGCGCGGCCATCAATGCAGCGGCGGCGGCGGGTTCTCGCAGAACATGGCCACGCGCTCGGCGTCGCTGTCGCCGGCGGTGGTGAAGACCTTTTCGAGCTCGCACTCCAGTTCGAGGAAGCGCTTGCGGCCGGCGAACTCCTTGCAGCGGCGCACCCGATAGCATTCGGTCCGAAAGGTCTGATCGGTCGGCCGCACGGTGGTTCGGAAAACCACGTGCACGTTGTCGAGGTAATCGAGCCAGCGCAGCCGCACCAGGTGCGTGATCGGCCGCTCAATCTGCATCGATCCGTAAAAGGTGCTCGGATAGGTCGGTTGAATGTCGGCGTGCACGTCCGGTCCGACCCGGACCAGGTCCTCGGTCATCCCCGGCCCGTCCGGGTCCGAGTCCATCGGTCGGCTGTAGAGCGACACCTGCCAGCGCAGCGTCCCGATCCCGGTGGTGTAGGGCAGCGACCCCGAGGGATTATCCGGCACGGCTCACCGCAAAGCCCATGCCGGCGAGTTGCTGGGTGACGGCGTTGGCCTGGTCTTTCAGGGCAGTCGCAAGAGTGGCGAGCGTGTTCGGGTCGGCAATCGGCGGACTGGGGTTGACGCTGACCTCGTTCGCTTCGTTGGTGACAATCACGCTCGTGACCGTCGATCCCGGCTGGCCCAGCAGGTCGATCGCCTGGTTCAGGGCGTTCAATTGCGCATGTAGCGCGGACGCCTGCGGAATGTCGTCGATCGTTGGGGTAGGGGGCGGCGGCGCGCTCATCCGGCAAAGCTCCAAAGGCGATAGGGCGTCATGATCGACCAGGGGGCGGCGGGCATCTCAGCCGTGACATCGCCCCGGTTTTCGTAGAGCGACGCGGTCAGCATCAGGATCGCGTGCTTGATCAGCGCCGGCACGTCGTCGCCGGTGTCCCCGTACCCGGCGATGTAATCGATCTGCATCGCCATCGCCGGGATCATCGGCACCAGCGGCGCCTTCAACATGATCTGCGCCGGCTCGACCATGAGGTTCAGGATGTAGTCGTCAGGGTCGGCGGGCCCCATGTCGTCGACCTGGCCCCACATGACCGATTTGACCGAGACGCACGGCGCGCGCGGGATCGCGATCGGTTTGCGGATGACAGGCGGCCAGTTCAGCGGAAAGACGATCAAGCTCTGCGGCACGAGCGGGCTCGCCGTCGGCGGCGGCGAGCTCGTCATGCTGAACAGCAACTCTTGCGTGATCAGCGCCCGATCAAGCCAGTTCTCGACGAGGACCCGTGCGGTGATCGCGTAGGCGGTCAACAGGTCGTCGTCGTAATCGGAGTCGACTCGGCAGTGCCGCTTGATCATGGCGATGTCGACCGGCTCGGTTGCGGGCGGCTCGACGACGCGCAGCGAGGCGAACATCAGAGCACGAAGTCGTCTTCGCCGAGATCGCCGCGGCGGGCCGGCACCTCGCCGGGCGGCCGCACCGCGGGGATCGCTCCGGGCGGCGGCGGATTGGCCGCCGTCCAGATCACGGGCTCCGCGATCCCCCGGTTGACGAGGTTCGCGGACATCCGCGCCGGAAAGGTCGCGACATCGCCGGCAAAGTAGACCTGCCAGCGCCGCACGAAGCGCACGGTCAGCCGGGCATTCGCGGGGACGCGCGTGCCGCTCATGCGCCACTACGCGGGTTTGGCGGACCGGACCTCGAGCGGCCGCCATTGCCCGCCGGCGGCGATGCAGGCGGTGTGTCTCCGGTCGGCGCCGCCGCGCCGCCGGCCTCGAGACCGCCCGGATAGCTCGTGCCTGGCAGCGGATAGGGTCCGCCGCCCGGATTGGCCGTCAGGGTCCCGGCAAAGGCCGAGGAGTGCACCACCGCGGGATCGTACACCGTCGGCGGCGCGTCATGCGTCGGGTTCGACGGCCAGGCCGCCGGCGCCTGCGCCCAATGCGGATTGAGCGGCTGGGTCGACCACGGCGCGCCCCCCGTTCCGGGCAGACCCGAGAAGTTCCAATCCGAGGTTGT